AAGGCAATACTATGCTCAAATGATTTCTGATTTAAGAAATGCAAATGCTGGTATGATTGGATTTACCATTATGTTTCCAGAAGAAGATAGGTTTGGTGGTGATGAAGTCTTTGCATCATGGATAAAGGATAATGGTATTATATTGGCTCAGGATGCAGACAATGAAGGAAGGTCCTCTAGAGCTCCGTATGTTGGCTATGCTACATTTGGTTATGCAGGAGATCCTTTAGACTTTACATATCGTTATAAAGGACTTATAACTAACATACCAGAGTTCGAAAATAATTCATGGGGAGTAGGATTATTAAATGGTTCCCCTGAAGTAGATGGAACAACAAGAAGGATTCCACTAATGTCACAAATTAATGGTGATTTATATCCTTCTTTTTCTCTAGAAACCATTAGGGCAATACAAAATAAAAAGAGTTATACCATTAAATTAAATCAGAGTGGGATAGAAGGAATAGTATTAAGACCTTTTAATATACCAACAGATAGTGATGGAAGTATATGGCTAAAATGGAATGCACACTTTAATCAAATTGAATATGATGGGAGTCCAATAGAAGATTTAGGTGGAAAGACCGTTATTATTGGAGTAACTGCTAAGGGGATTGTACCTCAAACTTCAACTCCAGCTGGACTTCAGTATCCTCATCAGCTTCAGGCAAATGCTCTTCACACAATAATGTCGGAGAATCCAATATCTCGTCCTCAGTGGACACTTCCTGCTGAATTAGCTCTAATTCTAATTGGATCTCTCCTGATTGTATTGGGTGTATTTTATCTTCCGATATGGGCATCTGCTGTACTCTTCGCCTTCTCGATTGGTTCCGTTGTTGCTTTATCCTGGTACGTCTGGACCTCATTTTCTATACTTCTGGACCTAAGTAATGCACTTATAGTATATATAGTTTCTTTCAGTTCAAGCGCGTTCTCTAACTTTTATAAACAATTTGTATTGAGACAACAAATTAAAAAGCAATTTGGTACCTATGTATCTCCAGATCTTGTAAAACAATTACAAAAGGATCCATCACTGTTAAGACTTGGTGGAGAAAGAAAAGAAATGACATTTATGTTTATGGATATATGTGGATTTACTCCAATATCAGAACATTATAAGAATAATGATGACCCAGAAGGGTTAGTAACTCTTATAAATAATTATTTAGATACAATGACTAAAATCGTTTTAAAGAACGGTGGAACAATAGATAAATTTATGGGTGATTGTATTATGGCTTTTTGGAATGCTCCACTTGATTGTGAAGACCATGCTGATAAAGCTGTACAAACATCGATTGAAATATGTGAAGCAGCAGATGAACTTATACAACAACTTGAAGAACAAGGTTTACCTAGGATTGATATTGGTATTGGCATTAATACCGGAACCTGTATCGTCGGAAACATGGGATCAGAATCTAGATTTGACTATTCCGTCATTGGAGATGCCGTCAACCTTGGGGCTAGACTCGAAGGACAAACTCGCAATTATGATGGGGTTCGAGTGTTGTTGGGACCAGAAACTTATCAAAGCTGTCCAAACAGAACATTTACTGAAATCGACCGAATATTGGTCAAAGGTAAATCCGAAAAAGTCACAATTTACACTCCAACCACCTAGAGAACCAGCCCATTGGTCTACTTGGGCAACCTTCCTTACACTACAAGCACTAGACATATATTCCACAAAAAAAGGAATGGAATGGGATTGTGTTCAAGAATTAAATCCATTATTACCTGAAATTCCTACTGTAGCAGATATGGTTGTTCTTAAAACAGCTGTTCTAGTTCCTATATATGGTGGATTACACTATACAAATACTCTTACCGATGAAGACTTTATAATTCCTAGTATGTTAGTAGGTGTAGTAGTTATCAATAACTTTAAAGTAATTGAAAGAGCAAAAAAGAATTGCCAAAAAAGATAATTTAGGGGGTTTACAAATCCCTATTTTTTTGGTATAATGAGTCCCATGATAAGGAAAATAATAATATTCGATATAGATGGAACCATTGCAAATTGTGATCATAGACGTCATTTTGTTTCTAATGGAAATAAAGATTGGGATTCATTTAAATTAGCAACTAAGGATGATACCCCAATTCAGTGGGTATGTGATATAGCAAGATCATTTGCAACCGCAGGTCATGCCGTCGTATTCGTATCAGCAAGAAACAATTCCCAAAGAAAAGTAACACTAAACCAAATTAAACTTTGGATTGGGATCGATGATCCTATACTTTTTATGCGTCCGGATAATGATAGTACACCAGATGATTTGTTTAAGAAAAGGGTATTAGATGTAATACAGGATCAAATAGGTGGAATTGATCTTGTCTTTGATGATAGAAATAGAGTCGTAGATATGTGGAGATCAAATGGAATCCCTGTATTTCAAGTGGTTGATAGAGTTCAAGGAGACTTCTAATCAATTTACGTCACGGAACATGTCACGAAAAAGTCACGAAATTGTCACGAAAAAGGGGTTTACAAATCCTAAAAGGTTCGGTATAATACACACATAATTTTTCAAAAAGGAGTAAATAATGAAAAAATTAGTTATACAAACCCAATATCTAGAAAACTATGGTTCTAGAGAATCCGTGGATATGCGATTCAAAGGTGGAAGCGCCTACGTATACATAACGTCTAAAGAATTAGACCAAAGCGATATTGCGAATATCGTAGCTCAGTTTAAGCCATCTCTTCCTGATTTGGAAAACACTAATGGAGGATGCGAAGAATATATCCTCTCTGTTGATTTAGTTCCTTTATCGGAAAAAGTCTGCGAAGACTGGCAATCACCAATCGAATTTTCTTTCGATGGTTCTACAATCAATTTCATTAAGGTTAATGACAACCGTGAAGATGGTTGGATGAGAAAAGAAATCTTAGAACAAATTGAAACTTGGAGCTTTGTACCTGGTCAAGGTAATGGTTCTAGAAATAACTATAAAGCTACTTACTTAATGGAAGATGGTGACATTGTTACTCACAATGGTCTTGCTAAATGGTTGGATTTAAATGTTCCAGCTAAATCTCAACTCGCAACAAATGTACAATTCTAAGGAGAATATTATGACTATGAACTTTGAACACATCGCGACAAGAATTCCATATAATTGTCAAATGCTTTTATCTGATAAAATATTATGGACACTTGGATTTGAAAACTATGTCACAACAAGAATTATGAATAGATTCGAAATGACATATATTGATTTTGATTTTATAGGAGTAAAACATGGCTAAATCATTCGATGAATTAAAACAGTTTCTTTTAAAAGAAAAAGAAAAGTATGACTTTGAACAAGCTGTAGAAAGGGTATATCAAAGCAAACTAACTAAGCAAATGAAAAAAGCAGGAAACCAATCTCCTGGTTCTTTGGATTGCTTTAGGGATGAGGAAAGATACTATTCTCCTCAAGAAACAGAAAAATATATTCAGGGTACATCCTACTTTGAAAATTATCAAGCAATGAGGGATCACGATGAATAACATTACAAGAAAAGTTATTGCTTTAAGAGAAGCTCGTGATAGAGCTCAGGATCCAGATTTTAAATTACTCTGGGAATTAAAGTTACAAGAACTCATTAAACAAGCAGAAAGGGGAGGTAATAGAAGTGGGTCAATTCAATGATAAAGTAGAAAGACAAAGACTTTTATTAGAAGCTGAAGAGTGGGCAAAAGGTGTATCAAGTTTACACGCTCATAGATTACAAAGTATGTGGTATGATAACAGACCACTAGACACACTTGAAGGAGGTGTCTTAGATACTATTTACAATGATGGTTCTATTAAAAGGGAGCTTGAGAGTGGAAAGGTTGTTTGGATGAATGGTGAAAAGAAAACAGGTGACGCACTGATTGACGACTATGTTAGAAAGGTAAAACCATCATCAACACAAACTATTTTAAAATAGGGGGTTTACAAACTATCAAAACTTTGATATAATATACTATAATTATGGGAATGACAAGTTTTTACATGGGATCACTTAGGTATGGTCCAACAGGAAAGAAAAGAAAAAATCATGCGGCTAATCCAGTCAAAAAGAAAAAGGCTGAATTCAAACCGTATGTTTCTACAAAATCTACTTTAGATAAACTTAGAGAACAACAATCTAAGCAGTATAAATCTATTATGGAACAAGCAGTTCAAGATGGTACATGGACTAGTATGGATTCTAATGCCACTGCTAAAAAAGAGTCTCCCATATATACAGGAACATTAGTAAAAGGTATTGCAACAATGCACAAATCAAATGCAGTACCTATTATTAATAAAGAAGAGGCAACAGATATTGCAAGGATGAGAAGAGGATAATGGAAACATTTTTAGCATTAACAGTTTTAATATTTTGGTTGGACTCACAAATGGAACCACCACCAGTGGTAGTACCACCGATTGAGGAAGGAATCAAAACACAGGAGATACCCGAGAATGCAGTAAACGTTACAGAAGTAATGGCAATAAAAGAGGTATTAGAAAAAGTTGCAGACTTACAAAAAAAGGAAGGAGAAGAGTAATGGCAACAGAATTATTTGTTTGGGGTATGACAATATTTTTAGGAGTATTGGCTACATATTTTTTATTTTTTGAAAAGGATTAATTATGAGTTATTATGATACAGACGAGATCTATCATCAAGTTGGGGATCTCTCAAAAGAAGTACTGAAAAGATTGGATGCAATCGAAAGGAAAGTAGATGATTTAATTGCATTAAGAGATTTTGATTTGAATACTGAAATTCATTCATTTCAATTAAATGATCGATTTGCTACAGTCTTTAGAACACCAGGTGGAACATATGGTATTCTTATGAAAGAGGGTGGAAGGATTATAGGTAAAGAACTATTCCCAGGACATAGCGAATCATATGCAGAAGATGCTGCAGAAAATTTTGTACATGGAATTAAAAATGTTTGAGACGTTTTTAATTATTTTTATACCAGTAGCATTAGCTTTAATATTAATGGAGTTAATTAGATTATAACAAAAGGTCCTTTGAGCGTTACACTATTTTCATTTACTCCTTATAGCTCGAAGGACCTAATTTAGAATTATGGCAACAAAAAGAAAAGCAAAAAGAGGACCAAGTCTAGATGATAAGATGATGGGTCCAGAACCGATTTTCAATTCAGAGTCTGAATTTACAGATACCAATTGGGCCAAGTCTGCTCGATGGTATGGATACTTTTATAAGAATAAAGATTATATGCCTTCTATAATGAATTTTGTAGAAAAGGAAATGGGATATACTAAAAAGAAAATTTCAGTTCTAAAGAGACTTAAGGATTATCATTTCATTCCAGTTGGTAAAAAAATCAAACTGTTTGAAAGGGGATGGCAATATCAGGAAGAAACATTACAAGGTATCAAAGATTTTATTTCAGATTCATACAAGAAAGCTTTAAAAGAGAAAGAACAGATTGAAGCAGAAAAACCAAAAGTAGAAGTTATTAGTCCACAAGAAAGAACAAGAAGAAAAGTCGTAGAAACTATTTACGCCGATTGGGATAGTGAAATTGTTGAAGGTTGGATTGATGAAGACTATACCAGGAAATTTGCATGCTACAATCGATTTAAAATGCATGGACTTAAGAACAATGCAATTAATATATTTAAAGGTATGTTAGATGAAGAGTATGAATCTATTAAGGCTGCATATGAAAAGACTGATGAGCAATGCATAGAAGCTTATTCACATATCTCTAAAGGAGACAAGAAAAAAGTCTTAAAACAATTTGAAACTGTATACTCTGATTTAGAAAGATTAAGAGATGCTTTTAAAGCTTCCAGAGTACCAAGAACAAAGAAACCAAAGTCATCAGATAGACAAGTAGAGAAACTAAAATATCTACAAGAAGATATAGAATCTAAACTTGTTTCAATTAATCCAATCCTTATACCAGGAAAACACAAACTGTTTGTGTACAATGTAAAGCAAAGAAAACTTATAGAGTACATAACAACATCAGTAAGTGGATTTGAGGTTAGTGGAACAACGATTAAGAACTTTGATGGAAAGAGCAGGTCTTGCACATTACGTAAGCCCGAAGATATACTACCTCAGATATTAAATAAAACCGAAAGGCAAATCGATAATGTTTGGGATAGTTTAACTACTAAAATAACTAAACCAACAGGAAGAATTAACTCTGACTGTATATTAATGAGGGTATTTTAATGCTAACAGTAGGCGAAATATTCCCTGAATTCTCACTACAGGGAATCGATAAAAACAATCAATTTGTGAGAGTTGGAGTAGATGCAAGTTATCAACCTTTGAAAAAAGATTGGACTGTAATCTACTTTTATCCGAAAGATTTTACCTTTATCTGTCCAACAGAAATTGCTGGTATGGATGTCTTGGTAGAACACGCCAATGTGATTGGTATTAGTGGTGATAATGAATTCTGTAAATTAGCATGGAAGAAAGAGAATGAATTAATAGGTAATATTAATCATACACTTGCAGCTGATTGTGGATTAGGTTTATCACATGCACTTGGAATTGTCAATGAAGAGGAAGGAGTTTGTTATAGAGCAACTTTCATTATTGATAAAAATTCCACAATACAACATGTATCTGTGAATGCATTGGATACAGGCAGAAGTGCAAACGAAGTATTAAGAACATTAAAAGCACTACAAGCTGGTGGACTCACTGGTTGTGCTTGGGACGAAGGTGATGAATTTGTCGGGTGATATAGAAGAAAAAATAGTAACCAAAAAGAGATTCTCACTTGCAGTAGAAAGTCTAGTAGCTAAAAATAGAGGAGCTACATATATAGATGCTTGTGTTTCTGTTTTAGAAGAAAAAGGATTAGATTATTCTGCTATGAAAAGACTCTTAACAGATTCTTTAAAACAAAAAATAGAGGAAGAAGCTCTAAGTCTAAATTTAATTCGGGGAAAGAAAGGCGGTAAGTTACCTTTATGAAGGAATATGATTCTTATACAATATATAATGCACTCAGGCTTCACTTTGAAACTGATACCTATGATGCAATAAAATATAACTATAAGACTAATATTTCTCCCCAATCTTTTTACAAAAGAAAGGATAAGTATTTCTTTGCTAAGATTGCAAAGAACTATGAGAAAGATGTTATAGGTTATTATGTCTCTAACTTCAAAGAAGGTGTTTCCTATGTAGGAGATATGATCAATGAAGATGGAGAATTAAATTACCGAAGGCACCAAAGAGTTTTACAATCTTTAACAAAAACTTTTAAAGATGATTTATCTAAACTTGATGGTAACTTCGATAAATATCTTATATCCGAGGATAATCAGCATCCGGAGATTGTAAGAATGTGGATGCAGGGTGATATACATTTAGAAACTGTAGTCATTCTGAATTCATTATGTGGTTTTATACAGAAAGAAGATTCTAAAATATCAGATACAATTATTTGGCCTGATATTAAAAGAAAGATTCTAAAGTATACACCATTCGTAAGCTTTGACCATGATAAGCTGAAAAAAATTATTATGGAAAGGTTTACAAGTGAATAATTATATGATATAATATATGTTAATTTTTATTATGTATAAAGTGGATAATTCAGTCAAATACAACGGAGAAAAAAATGTCATTTGAAAATCTAAAGAGTGCACGAGGCTCATCAATCGATAAACTCGTAAAGGCTGCAGAAGCAGTTTCCACATCTAAACCAGAGACTAAAGACTCATATGAGGATACACGTTTCTGGAAACCTACCAGAGATAAAGCAGGAAATGGGTATGCTGTGATTCGTTTCTTACCTGCAAGAGAAGGTGAAGATCTTCCATGGGTAAGATATTGGGATCATGGGTTCAAAGGTCCAACTGGTCTATGGTACATAGAAAACTCTTTAACCTCTATTGGACAACAAGATCCAGTATCAGAGCATAACAGTGTTCTTTGGAATTCAGGTAGAGATGAGGATAAAGCTATTGCAAGGGAAAGAAAAAGAAGACTTCATTACATCAGTAATGTGTTAGTTATTTCTGACCCAGATAATCCACAAAATGAAGGAAAGGTATTCCTATACCAATACGGTAAAAAGATCTTCGATAAAATTATGGAAGCAATGCAACCAGTGTTCGACGATGAACAACCGTTAAATCCTTTTGACTTCTGGGAAGGTGCTGACTTTAAAATCAAAATCAGAAAAGTAGAAGGTTGGGTAAACTATGACAAATCAGAGTTTAGTACACCATCCTCTTTATTTGATGGAGATGAAGGAAGACTCCAAGAGCTATATGGAAATCTATATGGTTTGAAAGAATTCATCGAACCAGGTAACTACAAAACCTATGACGAACTTAAATCTAAGTTAAATAGAGTCTTAGGTATTTCTGCGGGAGACTTTGTCGAATCCGAACCATCAGCTGTTATGGAAGCCCCAGAAATCCAATCTCAATCTGCAGATGATATTCCTTTTGCAGATGCAGATAAAGAAGATGATACTTTGTCTTATTTTGCTAAATTAGCGAAAGAAAGCTAATCGTATTATCGTCCACCCAAGTCACCCAATGCGTAAGCTGCGGGTGACATTACTGGGTAATTAATTACTGTTGAAACTGAACTTCTATTATCTGACTTAGTGCTTACTGCATTAACTTGAGAAGGAACAGGCTTATCTCTCTTACTATCTAACTCTAGGTCCATTTTTTGACTTTCTAAATTTTCTATATTATCTGCAGTAGTTGGTGGTATTACCTGTGCTGTTCCTTCTATAGTTGCCTCTTCTTTTTCTAATTTTTCTTTTTCTGCTGCAGCTGCTTTAGCTTGTAACTCTATTTTTTTCTTGGATGCATTGTCTGTAGCCATTTTAGGTATTTTCGGTAAGTCTAAATCATCAAGTCCAGGTATAAACCTACCAATTTTTTCTACAATACCAATTACAAAATTAATAACACCCGTAACGGCATTTACCATGTGTGCAATACCATCACTTAAATATGCAAAACCTAATAACAATACATCAAAGACCGATGTAAAGCCTAATGAGTCTCGTATCTTTTCTAAGGCAACTTTAAATAAGAAGAAAACTGCAGCAATTCCTGCAATAATTGCGAGAGGTACTGCCATTGCAACTACTATTGGGGTTACTGCGGCTATTACTGATGAGAATGCTGCGACCATACTAGGAATAAACGTACCCATCATAAAGATTCTGAATACTCGAGCTGCTTTTACTAATTTGTTTAGGGTTTTGAATACTCCACCTATAGTAGATATAATCTTAGGTAAGAAAAATAAAGCAATAACTCCTACTAGTTTCCCGAGAGCTCCAAACTTACCATCCATAGTTTCTAAAGCACCACTAAGATCTCCTTGAAGTACTTGGGTTATAGCTTGGAATGCAGATGTAACCGTATCCATTACTTTCACGATAATTTCTCTGAATTTTTCTGGGTCTGTAAACATTAGGAATAAACCTGCTATACCTGCAAGGAATCCACCTTTGGCTGCAAGTCCCATACTATCCATTTTTTCACCCAATCCTTCTAGTTTATCTCCCATTGAGAATAATGCAGTTGATTGTAGTTCTGCTGCTTTAGCTGCTTCTCTTCTTTCTTCTTCTGTTTGTGCTGCTTCTTTTATAGTTTCTATTTGTCGTCTTGCAATATCTGCAGCTTGATCATCTCCCCTTTCTATAGCATCTTTTAAATTCATAGAAGCCTCTTCGTATCCCGATCTTAGTTGAAGAGTTGTTTCATCAGCATTTCTATCCATAAATCCTTCTAATTTGTTTAGGGATTTTTCTATATCAAAAAGATCTGCGTTGGCCTTCTGTATTTCTTTCTGTTCTTTTAATTCGTCATTTAATAATTTTAATCCTGTTAAGGTGTCATTATTATTAGCCATTGATTCCAAAAGATTACTATTTTTCTTTAGTGCATTATCACTTTGGTCTAAAAGACTTTGAGATATTTTGACTGCCTCTGCTACTTGTTCAGAGGTCATATTATCTTTTTCTAAAAGATTTTGTACGGTGTCAAGTTTACTTTGTAAAATGTTAGCTCGAGCATTATCTCCAGCTGCTCTCAGCTCTTGTATTTTAATATTTGCTTCAGAAGCTTTTAAAATAGCAGAGGATTTTTCCTCATTCTTAGCAAGAATCTCACCAGATTTATCTAAAGAATCTTTTATTTTCTCTTGAGCAGAGGATAATTTTTTAGATTCTTTTTGCTGATCTAATTCAAACTTTGAAGTCTTTTTATCTGACACCTATATCTCCTAATTATTTTCCAAACGCTTTACCAGCTTCTGATATACCAAATGCACCTAATGTAACAACCACAAACGATGTATAAATTGTATCAGAAATAAGTAAGTCTTGACCCATAAATGCTGTAACTAAATCACATATACCAAATACAGTCATAAGACCAAAAGAAATAAATCCTATTATAGATTTCTCATTTATATCATTATCATCTAAGAATAAATCCATAAATTTTCTTTTTGGTGGAGCCAATTGGGATTTAACCTTTCTTGCCTCTTCCTGCATTTCAACAATTGTATCTTCAGCTTTATCGAGCTTATCGATAAGAGCCATATACTTATCTAAATCGATTTCGACTTCGTTACGGCTACTGTCTTGTCCTTCTGCCATTATTTTCTCCTATTAAATTCTTTCATTCTTTCATTTTCTTTTTCAATATGATCTTGAAGTAAGGATACATATATCTCCCTCTCCCACGGCATCATATTATCTAATTCTGTCAAGCTATACCCATGATGCTGCATCATCGCGAAATTCACCCTATAATGATTTATAAGGGATTCGTGTGAGAGGCCTACGTAAAAAAACTTTCAATACCTTTTAATTCTATTGAATTTTCTTTTTCACATTTAGAGCATTTCCAATTCAGATCATGCTGAACTTGTGGAACGCCTTGGAAGAATTCTGTTATCTTTTGAAACTGTTCTGATGTTAAGCTATCTAGGAAATCCCTAATATCTTCTGGGGTTTCATTTTTACAATCATAGACGTTATCTGCATCATATATTGATTCAATACAGCCTACAATCATATCAAAAGCTCCATCAACACTGTTTAATTTCTCCTGATCGTATTTTTCTACTAATTCGATTGCAGGATACTTTATAACACATCCAACTTCTTCTGTTATTTGTATAACATTATTCTTCACTTCTCCTTTAACTTCAATCTCTTCCAGATTTATTTCTACTTGAGTTTGAGCTTCGCATTCGTTATCTTGACACTTCAGCTTCAACTCAACCTTTTCTCCAACTGATTTAGATCTCAGTTTTAGGAAAATCCATTCTATATCAAAGGTTGTTATCTTTCCTACATCTATTCCTTCAATACATGCAGAAATAACATCCTTCATAGCCCTAATGATTTGCTTTTGGTCTTTCGACTCCATTGCAATCATTAAAATCTTTTCTTCTTTGACCGTATAAGGTCTATAATCTATATTTTCTCCCGTAGATGGCAGTATAGTACTGTATCTAGGTGAATTCACCATTGGCAATGCCATATTTTTCTCCTATATTAATTAACCAAATATATCTAGGGCTGCAGATACACCAGATAGTGCTGATTCTACTGCACCTTCTGGTTTAAATTTATCATAAGCCCATGTTACTTCCATTTTCACAACATCTGCTTGTGCATCCTGATTTAGGGTAATTGCATTAACAGCTGTTGGAAAAGCCTTTAGAAGCTTCACTCCATATATCGGAATATTTTGCTGATTTAAATGTTGTATTATAACATCTACAGCATAATTTTCCTTTAATCCTATTCTATGAGTATTCACATTATATATTCCGGACATCCAATTGTCCATCATTTTTCTCATGTGATAATCATTTGTTAATAGAAAACTCATTGTGACTTCCGAATCTATCACAGTGTAAGGAAATTTGTTTGATTGTTGGAAATCCATGTGATCAAATGTAGAAATATTTCTTCCTGGAATATTTACTTCTTGACATAAAATGGATATATCTCTTGGATCGTTTATTAAGTTAGATGCACTAAATCCACCTGATAGTAAAGATCCTACTATTGATTGTACATCTAAATTAATCAAGGATAAGTCAGGAGGAGTAAAAATAACATTAAATCTATTGGATGGAGCAATACCACCTTTCTTTTTAATTGTAGATTTTAAGTTGTCTATACTACTCATTGTTATTTCCTTGCAATCTTAAGACTTTCATTCCATATTGCTGTCTTACCTTTCTTAACAAACTGTTCTGTTGGTAAGAATATCGCAATTTCCCAATCTGTCATTGGCACTAAGGACAATGGAGATTTGATATGGGATGTAAGATAATGTTTGAAACATGGTTTAAATTCTTTATATTTTCTAGTACCTGCTAATAATTTATATCTTAATCTTTTAATTCTTGAGGTTTGTGTTGCCTTTCCCGATTCTAAAGCCATAAGATCATCTAAAAAACTGGCTCTTACATTATAATTTAAATAATGCAAATTTAATCCATAGAATCCACCCTTAGCAGGTTCTACCATTATGGTGAGTGGAAATCTATCATAATATGGCAATTCCTTTTTCATTTTAGGATCATAGAAATACATATACATATTTCCAATCAATTCTCTGTTTGTTCTTTTCAAAGCAGGATCCTTCAAGAGTGTTCCTCTTCCTGGTACACTGAGATTCTTAATCTGATCCTGGAACCATTCTCTAGATTGTTTAGTTCTAGATTTTATTCCAGCACGTTGTGCTCCAGCTTGTAATGTGTCAAACAGTGATGCCATATACTTTATTTATATGATTAAGTGATTACTTTGATGCCGAGATTCTTTAAAGTTTCTTCAGTCCATACTTGAAACTTCCATCCATTATGTTCAGCAAACTTGTTAGCAGCTTCCCATTTATCATTGTTTCGAGTATATGTAAGGACTTCAGTAACATATTTTTGGGTCTTTCTTTTCCTTTGTTTTGGTGGGATTGTTTCTTTTTTTGGCTTAATTTCAACAAGAAATACCTTTCGATTCTCCATTTGTATAAGCAAATCTACATAGTATCGGTGTATCTTACCATCCAGAGTGGATTTGTAGGGGACTACAACTTCTTCACTATTCCACGATTTAACCTTTGGATTCTCTTCCAACCATTTGAATACTTGCCTCTCCCAAAGTGATCTGTAAGTCACTTTTGCAGGATTACCCATGTATTTTTCGGGTCTTTTTATTGTGTATCTTCCTTTGTAAGCCATATAAATAAACTTATAATATTTTTTATTTATAGGACTTAATACATGTCATCTTTAACATTTCCAACAAATTTAGGACAGCTTATTGATCAAGATGGTGGATTTCCCCATTGTAGAATTAGTACCAGCCAAAGTGGTTTAGAAATAGATAATATAAATCTTTATGTTCCGAGCGGACTTACTCTTGCTGATGGAGCTTCATATGAAGGTGTAGACATGAGTAAGGTATATGCTGGAAGAGAGGGAATGGAGGGAAATCTTACAGATGAAGATAAATTCCTAATGGGAGGAAAGGCTCTTGCAACGTTTGCAGATAGTATAGGAGATTTTTTAGCTGCAGATAACTTGGGAAGAGGTATAGCTATCAATCCAAACCAGGAAATGGCATTCACCTCTATGAACATACGTAGCTTCCAAATGTCTTGGAAATTAGTACCAGAATCAGAAAAAGATGCAGCTGCAGTCCATGATATTATTGCTTTCTTTCGAAAATATATGTATCCTAAAAGAAAAGGAACATTTGCATTAGAATATCCACCCCAATTCCGTATACAATTTTATATCGGGGAAAAAGAAAGCTTATTCCTTCCTACAATATACGATAGTTATTGCACTGGATTGAGCGTAAACTATAATGGTCAGGAAGGTTCAATGATCTATTTAAAGGCTTTAGAAGACTATGTTGGTACTGAAGTACAGCTCCAAGTAGACTTCTCAGAAGCTAAAATGCTTACAAGAGATGAGCTCTATCCTGAAAAGAATTTATTTGAAATACAAAATGACGATAGACCTCCATATGTTTCATACGATAAACCAAAAGGAGAAGGAGGTAATGGATAATGGCATTCTTTGAACTGTTTCCAAAAGTAGAATACGACTTCAATAGACGAGGAGTCAAACAAAATATGGTAGATCTATTTCGATCTGTTAGACCATTACCAACATTCCTAGATGATATTTCTGGATATAGGTTTTATGAGGTCAAAAATGGTGAAAGACCAGACATCGTATCACAAAGAATATATGGTACTCCTGACTATTACTGGACATTTTTTGCTGTAAATGATTTCCTACATGATGGTATGAGATCTTGGCCAATGAGTCAAGAAGATCTTTTTTCTTATCTCGAAAAAGAATATGAGGGTTATGCAATCACAACAAATCCAAGTATTACACGAACAGGAGATGGTATTATCACTGAATTTCGTGATAGTTTAGCAGGAAGATTCCAATTGGGAGAAGAAATTGTTGGTGCTACATCTGGTGCACGAGGTACATTCACAAAGAAAAACATAGATATGAACCAACTGATCGTACAAAATGTAACAGGAGCATTTATTGGAGATCCAACACTCGCACAAAACTCTACAGAACTCGTAGTTGGACAGACATCTGGGGATAGCGTATCTACATATCAGGTATTCAAATTTGCAGATGCTCCATACTATTACTATCGAACAGATGATGCAGATCAAAAACCTGTTACGAATGATGTCCATATATCTGGTGGAGAACTCGCATATCAGTTGTCTTATGTCACATATCGATCACATGAATATGCACTCAACGAGGAAAGATCGAAGATTCGATACGTAGTTCCATCATATATTGAACAATTTGTTGATGCATACGAAGAACTCATAAATGTCTAGTAAAGGAACAGCAAGAAGGAATCCCGGAGAGAATACTTCTGTATCTCCAGACTCGTATCATATCGAATATGTCAAACTGACAACAACTGGAGATGATGCAAGAACAGTTGATATCACAAGAACAGTCCAAAAGATTGATATAATAGAGGAAATGACCCAACCATATGTTGAATCAGTCATCTTTATTGCAGATTCTGTAGGGCTATTTCACAACTTGAATCTCACTGGATCGGAGATTGTTGAGCTCAAGATACGAAGAAATCCAACAAAAGGATCAGAACAGGACAAACAAAATCTCGAACTGAAGCTCAAGATTATCGAAATATATGGTCTTGCAAGAAGAAATGTCACTCGACAGGGATTCAATATACGATGTGCATCTGAGCATCTCTATACAAATCAAACGAAAATACTTCAAAGACCATTCCGTAATACAATTGGAAAGCTCGTAGAAGACATATTGAAGAAGGATTTACGTGTAGATCCAGAGCGTATATACAACATTAAC